GATTGGGCAAACCTGTCATTGAAATAAACATTGATGATGATCAAATGGATGATCGCATTGATGAAGCATTAATGTATTATGGTGACTATCACTTTGATGGAACAGAAAGAACATTCTTAAAACACGTTGTAACAGAAACAGATAAGACTAATGAGTACATAACAATAACAGATTCAAATACAATAGGTGTAATAAACATATTTGATATTGGAGATGCAACAAGTACTAATAATTTATTTAATGTTAGATATCAAATAGCATTAAATGATCTGTATGATTTATCAAGATATGATCTTGTTCCATACTTTATGAATTTTCAAAACATAAGATTTATTGAAGAGATGCTTGTTGGTAAACAACCACTAAGATATAATAGGCATCAGAATAGATTACATATTGATATGGATTGGGGTAAAGTAACTGCAGATGATTATATAATTGCAGAAGGCTATCAAAAAATAAATCCAGATACTTATACAGATGTATATAATGATAGATGGTTACAAAGATATGTGACTTGTTTGTTTAAAGTACAATGGGGATCAAACTTAACTAAATTTACTGGTATGCAATTACCAGGCGGTGTACAGTTTAATGGAGAGCAAATTTTACAACAGGGATTAGATGAAAAACAAAGATTAGAAGATGAAATGATTGCTAGCTATTCTCTACCAGTACACGATATGACAGGATAACCAAATGGCCAGAGGCACAAATCTATTTTTTAATAACTTCGCCAACAATGACGAACAAAATTTAATTAATGATTTAGTCTATGAATCAATTAAGATTTATGGAATTGATGTCGGTTATATGGCATATACAGAAGATGATACAGATGATATATTAAACGAATCAAGAAAAAAATACTATGGTAACTATACTACTACAGAGATGTATATTAGAAATGTAGAAGGGTTTGAAGGTGAAGGAGATTTTATAAGTAGGTTTGGTCTTGAGATAAGAGACAGACTTACATTGTCTGTTGCTCGTAGATCATTTGCAGAATCTGTACAAGCTGATCAATCAATTGATAGACCAAGAGAAGGAGATTTAATTTATCTTCCTCTTAACAAAAAGGCTTATACAATTAAATTTGTAGAGCATGAGCCAGTGTTTTATCAAATGGGATCATTACAATTTTATGATATTGTTTGTGAATTATTTGAGTATAGTGGTGAAAGACTTAATACAGGGTTTTCTGAAATTGATGTTATTGAAACTAACTTTAGTACAGACATTTATCTTGATGTACAGTTAACATCTGAAGATGGTATAACTCCAATATTTACAGAAGATAATCTTAGAATACTATCTGAAGAAGAAGACAGAAGTGATGGAAGTACAACATCAACTAAAGATTTTGATACGGTTACAGACAGTGATAACATACAAATTGAAACAGATGCGGATGCAATACTAGACTTTAGTGATGGTGATCCGTTTAGTGAGGGTGGTACTTTCTAATGTTAGGACATACTTTTTATCATCAACATTTACGTAAATATGTAATTGTTTTTGGAACATTATTCAATGATATTGTTGTACAAAGAAAAGATAACTCTGGTAATGTTGTACAAGATATTAAGGTGCCGCTAGCCTATGCACCAAGAGAAAAAGCATTAGCAAGAATACAACAAGATCCAGATCTTGCAAGAAAAGTTGGTATGGTGTTACCACGTATGTCTTTTGAGATGCAATCGTTTAACTATGCACCAGAAAGAAAATTAAATAAAATACATAGAAATGTAGCTGCATATGCAGATGATAAAGCAAAATTATATGCAGCATATAGTCCTGTGGCATATGATATTGGTTTTGATCTAAACATATACACAAGATATGCAGAAGACTCAACACAAATATTAGAACAGATATTACCATTCTTTACACCAGAATGGTCTGTAACAATGACACTAATTCCAGATATGAGTTGGAAGCAAGATATTCCAATTGTATTAAATGGAGTTAGTGCACAAGATACTTATGATGGAGACTTTGAAACAAGACGAGCATTAATTCATACATTAAACTTTACTCTTAAAGGTTATCTATGGGGACCATTGAGAAAAACTGGTATTATTAAAACTGCTAATGTTATGACTCATGTGGATACATCTACAGTATATGCAAACTCACATGCATCTAATACTGTAGTAGCTAATGTTAATGTGACAGATTCATCATCAAGTGGATATTATATACATAGTAGGACTACAACAACACCAGGTTTACTAGCAAATGGTAGCCCAACATCCAACGCATCTGCATCAGTAGGTATAGCCAATATTGATGAAGATGATGATTATGGATACATACATAACTTTGAGGAGTGGTTCAGTGCCAACACGTCAGCCTAAAGAAGACAAGATAGCAAACAGTTTAGACCTTACACCTATAGTAGATGAGCCTAAACAAGTAACTGCTGTTATAGAAAAACCTTCAAAAGAAGGTTCTCAATCGGAACGAGATTTAGAATACTCGAGAGAAAATTTATATCATTTAATTGAAAGAGGTAGAGATGCTTTGGAAGGTATACTTGATTTAGCAGATCAAAGTCAATCACCAAGAGCTTATGAAGTAGCTGGTCAAATAATTAAAACAATGACAGATACAAATAGAGACTTGGTTGATTTACAAAAGAAAGCAAAAGATTTATTTGATGATAAGATAGAACCTCATACAGTTAATAATAATTTATTTGTAGGAAACACAGCAGAGCTAACTAAAATAATAGGTGGTGATGCAAGAAACGTATTAAAGGGAAAGGCAAATGGATCCGGTAAATAGTGCTTCACTAGAACTTACAGAATACTTAGTGCCATGGATAGCACTATTAATATCACTTGTTGTTACAATGTGGATAAAAGATTGGGTGACAGCATTTGTCAAAGGAATGCAGTTTAGAAGAAACCCAGCATTCCAAGAAGGTGATCATGTTATATTGGATGGCACACCATCAGTAATAGTTAAAATAGGAATACAAGAAACTGTATTTGGTGTATATTCTGATGCTGGGTATACATGGAGATATGTTCCTAATGTAAGAATACCTTTTCTAAAATTAGAAAAAATAGTTAATCCTGAATTGCATCTTGATTCACCTAGAGAGAAAGCTCAGAAGATACAAGAGCTAATTGATGCAGGTCAAGATGATAGAATTAGTAAAAATAAAGATGCAATAGAACAACTGAAGAATGGAAAATAATATGTTTGAATATAATTATAAATTAGTAAAGGTAGTTGATGGTGACACGATTGATGTTGACATTGACTTGGGGTTTGGTGTATGGTTACAGAATCAAAGAATTAGAATGTATGGTATTGATACACCAGAATCAAGAACAAGAGATGACGAAGAAAAGAAATTTGGTTTACTAGCTAAAGATAAATTACAAACACTTTTAGCTAATGGTAAAGCACTTAAAACATATAAAGATGCAAAAGGTAAGTTTGGTAGAATATTGGCTGATGTTATTGTTTATCATAGTGAAGAAGATAGATGGTGTGGAGCTACTGAAATAATGATTGCGGAAGGTTATGGAGTTAAGTATAGTGGTCAAAGCAAAGAAGACATCAAAGAAGAACATCTAGCCAACAGAGAGAAATTAAAGGCTAAGGGTATTGTTAACTAAAAACGATATATATCTTGGTAACCCAAGATTAAAAAAAGCTAATGTAAAATTAGATTACACTGAAGAGCAAATTAAAGAACTTGCTAAGTGTGCTAAAGACATACGCTATTTCTGTAACACATATATGAAAATAGTTAATGTTGATGAAGGTCTGATGAACTTTCAAACATATAGCTTCCAAGATAACATAATAAATAGCGTACAAAAGAATCGTTTTACTATATGTAAGATGCCTAGACAGTCTGGTAAGACTACTGTTATGACTGCTCTTATATTACACTTTGCATTATTCAACGAAGCATTCAATGTTGCTGTTCTTGCTAATAAGGCTGCAACTGCTAGAGAGATATTACATAGAATACAATTAGGTTTTGAGTATCTACCATATTGGATGCAGCAAGGTATTGTAGAATGGAACAAAGGTAACATAGAATTAGAGAACGGTTCTAAAATATTAGCTGGTTCAACATCATCAGGTTCTGTTCGTGGTGGATCATTTAACTTAATATACTTAGATGAGTTTGCATTCGTACCTGCTCACCAACAAGAAGAATTCTTTGCATCAACTTATCCTACTATTTCATCTGGTGCTACTACAAGAGTTATGATTACTTCTACACCTAGAGGTATGAATCTTTTCTATAAGATATGGACAGATGCAATTGAAGAAAGAAATGAATACGAAGCTATTGAAGTTCATTGGTCTGATGTTCCAGGTAGAGATGAAGAGTGGAAGAAACAAACTATCAAGAATACTAGTGAGGATCAATTCAGAGTTGAGTTTGAATGTGAGTTCTTAGGTTCATCTAATACACTTATACATCCTACTAAGCTAGGAGCATTAGTATTTCACGAACCAATACATAAAGCTGAGAGTGTAAAAATATTTGAAGAACCTAAACCTAACCATGTATACACAATAAGTGTTGATGTGTCAAGAGGTATAGGTAATGACTATTCTGCATTTACAGTAGTTGATTGTAGTGTTGTACCATATCAAGTAGTAGCAACATTTAGAAATAATGTTATAAGTCCTATGTTATTTCCCAATATCATTCTCGAAGCTGCAAGAAAATATAATAATGCTTTCTGTCTTGTGGAAATTAATGATATAGGACAACAAGTAGCAGACATATTACATCACGATCTTGAGTATGAAAATATAATGACAGCTCAGTGGAGAGGTAGATCAGGACAAATAGTTAATGCTGGTTTTGGTGGAGGCACACAGCAGTTAGGTGTAAGAACTACAAAACAATTGAAAAGAGTAGGTTGTGCTACATTAAAAACTATTATTGAGAATGATAAGTTAGAAATAAATGATTTTGATATACTACAAGAGCTAACAGCATTTTCAGTTAAAGGTAACAGTTATCAAGCTGAAGAAGGATATAATGATGACCTAGTAATGTGTTTAGTATTGTTTGCTTGGTTATCTAACCAAGAATATTTCAAAGAGTTAACAGATATTGATATACGTAAACGCTTACATGCATCAAATGAAAAAGCACTAGAAGAAGATACATTACCATTTGGGTTTGTGGATGATGGACAAAACCCTATAAAAGATAAAGATGAATTTATGCATGGCGATACTTTGATCACACATTCTGAATGGGAAGAGGATAATACTCACGGGTTATTTTAACTTTTTTCGTGAACCCATTGTTTTTATAAATAAATACAAACCCCAAATACAATGGTTGCAATCGATCAAAAGGAGAGAAGAACATGGGATTTCAAGTTAGTCCAGGCGTAAACGTCTCCGAGGTGGATCTGACTGGTATTATACCTGCAGTATCTACAACAGAAGGCGCAATGGCCGGTTGGTTTAGATGGGGACCTGCTGAAGAGCGTACACTAATTTCTTCTGAAGAGGAGTTAGCGGATACATTTGGCGAACCTGATTCTACCAACTTTAATACATTTTTTACAGCTGCAGACTTTTTATCATATGGTAACAAGTTATATGTAGCTAGAGCGATTCCAAGTGATGCATTAAATGCTACAGTTCTACAAAACCAAAGCACAACAGTTAATGGCAGCACAGGATCACATTCAGATTTAATTAAGAACGGCGAACATCACGATGGTTTGACACTTTCATCTACTGCTGGTGATGCTGCTTTCATAGCAAAGTATCCAGGAGCATTAGGTAACAGTTTAAAAATTAGTGTATGTGATAGTGCATTAGCATTCGAACAAACATTTACAGGTCAAACTAATAGTACATTTGCTGCAGATGATGCAAATTCAGGTATCACAGCAACAATTGCTGTAGGTAATACTTCACTTATCTTAACTTCTAAAGGTTATGAAGCTAGTGATGTAACAAGTCATGCTGCACATACAACACGTGTTGATACAAACAACGTGATTAATAAAGCACAAACACACTTTACTGTAGGTGACCAAGTACGTTTAGGTAATAGTACTATTGGTTATCAGACAGTACAAGTTACTTCAATTGGTGATACAGCAATGGATGCTACTTACACAAGTGGTAACAATACTACAGAATGGACAGGTAATGTTGTTATTACTGTTGATCCAAAGTATCGTTTATCATCAGACTTTAGTGCTAACAGTACTCAAGGTGATGACATTAACTCAGGTGGTATTACACGTTTCTGGGAATACAGAGACAATGTAGACGCAGCACCTGGCCAAACAGAATATTCAAACAACGTAGCAAACAATACTGCTAATGATGAACTTCATATAGTTATAGCAGACCAAGATGGCGACATCACAGGAGTTAAAGGACAAATTCTAGAAGTATGGGAAGGTTTGTCAAGAGCAACTAATGCTAAGAACGAAAGTGGTGAATCAATTTATTACCAAGATGTTATAGACAATCAGTCTAAATGGGTATGGGTTGGAGGAGCTAAGATTAGAGCAACATCTAATGTTAATACTGCTGCTGAAACATATTCAAACACTGGTACTGGTCTTAACAATTATGTTAATGCTATCAATCCATTTACATCATCCTTCCAAGTTGGTTCAGATGGTACTAATCCAAATGAAACAAATATAGCAATAGGTCAATTACAAACAGCTGTTGACTTATTTAAGAGTCCAGAGGATGTTGATATATCATTAGTGCTTACTGGTTTATCCAGAGGTGGTACTAATGGAACACAGTGGACAAATTATCTAATTGATAATATTGCTGATATTAGAAAAGACTGCGTAGTGTTTACCTCACCAGAAAAAGCTGATGTAGTAAACAATGGTGGTGGAGAATTTAATGATGTTGAGGCTTTTGCTGATTCAGTAACTCCAAGTTCATACGCAGTAATGGATAGTGGATGGAAGTATCGTTACGACAAATATAATGACGTATATAGATATACTCCGCTAAATGGAGACATAGCTGGTCTATGTGTGAGAACAGATGATATAAGAGATCCATGGTTCAGTCCAGCTGGATATAATAGAGGTATAATTAAAAATGTAATTAAACTTCCATACAATCCAGATAAAGCTGACAGAGATCATCTTTATAAAAATAAAGTAAATCCTGTTATTACACAACCAGGTCAGGGAACACTGTTGTTCGGAGATAAAACAATGCTTGCTAAACCAAGTGCGTTTGACCGAATTAATGTTCGTAGGTTGTTTATTGTTCTTGAAAAAGCAATAGCAACAGCTGCTAAGTATACTCTGTTTGAATTCAATGATGAGTTTACAAGAGCACAATTCCGTAACATGGTTGAGCCATTCCTAAGGGATGTGCAGGGCCGTCGAGGAATTTTCGATTTCAGAGTTGTATGTGATGAAACAAACAACACTGGAGAAGTAATTGATTCAAATAGGTTTGTAGGAGATATCTACATTAAACCTGCAAGATCAATTAACTTCATTCAGTTGAACTTTGTAGCAGTGCGTACAGGAGTTGAATTCTCTGAAGTAGTTGGTCAATTCTAAGATAAATAGTTGTAAGAAGGAGAAGCAATAATGGCTTTTAATATTAATGAAATCAAATCACAACTAGCTCTTGGAGGCGCACGCCCTAGTCTGTTCCAGGTGACATTGACAAATCCTGTTAATGCAGCTGGGGATTTAAAATTTCCATTTATGTGTAGAGCAGCTCAAATGCCTGCTTCTACACTTGGAATGATTGAGGTACCGTACTTTGGTCGTAAGATCAAGATTGCTGGTGATAGAACATTTGCTGAGTGGACAGTTACATGCATCAATGATGAAGATATGTTGATCCGTAACGCAATGGAAGAATGGAGTAACAATATCAATTCTCATCTAGGTAACTTGAGAAGTTTTGGTACTGCAAGTCCAGCTCTTTACAAAGCAAATGCAAGCGTAACCCATTTTGGGAAAACTGGTCTTCCTTTGAGGACTTATACATTTAACGGTTTATTTCCAACAGAAGTAAGCCCGATTGATTTAGACTGGAATACTACTGATACTCTTGAAGAGTTTACAGTTACATTCCAATATGATCACTGGGAGGTAAGTGGCGCAACCGGTAATGCCGGCGGTACATAATATAATATTGAAAAGGTGAAATTGATATGGCAGAGTTATTTGGATTTGAGTTTAAAAGAAAAGGTGTTAAAGAAGAAGAGGACTTAGGTTCCTTCGCACCAAAAATAGATGACGAAGGTTCCGTAGTAGTTGCAGAGGGCGGCGTCTACGGAACCTACGTTGATCTTGAAGGCTCAACCAGAACCGAATCAGAGCTAATCACAAGATATAGACGAATGGCTTTACAGCCTGAGTGTGAGTTAGCCATTGACGATATCGTCAATGAAACGATTATCTATGACGAAATGCATAAAATTGTTGCTTTAAATTTGGATAGTGTTAACACATCTCCAAAGATTAAAGAAGTTCTAACAGAACAATTTGATGAAACATTGAAACTATTAGACTTTGGTAACAAAGGTTATGAGGTATTCAGACATTGGTACATTGATGGTAGACTATACTATCATGTAATCATTGATCCAAAAGATACACAAGGTGGTATTCAAGAACTACGATATGTAGATCCAAGAAAAATTAAAAAAATTAGAACGGTCAATAAGAAAAGAGTTGGCCAAGGCAGTGCTGGTAGTCCAGGTGCAGTAACAATTCAAAAGTTAAAAGATGAATACTACATCTATAATGAAAAAGGATTTACTGGTTACCCAGGAGGTTCTCCAACATCCGCTGCTGGAGAGCAAGGAGTTAAGATTGCAAAAGATTCTATTGTAAATGTAACATCAGGTATGATGTCAGAAGATAATAGAATAGTATTATCACATTTACATAAAGCAATTAAACCATTAAACCAGTTACGTATATTAGAAGATGCATCAGTCATCTATAGAATATCAAGAGCACCAGAGCGTAGAATATTCTATATTGATGTTGGTAATCTTCCTAAAGTAAAAGCTGAGCAGTATCTAAGAGATATGATGGCGAAGCATAAGAACAGATTAGTATATAATGCAGCCACTGGTGAAGTAAGAGACGACCGTAAGTTTATGACTATGTTAGAAGATTATTGGTTGCCTCGTCGAGAAGGTGGAAGAGGAACAGAGATCACAACATTACCAGGTGGACAAAACCTTGGTGAGATGGAAGATGTAAATTACTTCCAGAAGAAATTATATAGATCACTTAATGTTCCTGTATCAAGATTAGAACCTGAAACAGGTTTCTCTCTTGGTAGAAGTGCTGAGATTAATAGAGATGAATTAAAATTCCAGAAGTTCATAACAAGAGCTCGTATGCGTTTCTCAATGTTGTTTGAAAAAATAATGGAGAAACAGTTAGTTCTTAAAGAGATAATGACTCTCGAAGAATGGAATGAAATAAAAGATCATATGCGCTATGACTTTATGGAAGATAATCATTTCACAGAATTGAAGGAAAACGAGATCATGCAAGAGCGTGTTAATATGCTTAACAACGTTGATCCGTACATGGGTAGATATTTCTCACAGAAGTGGGCTAAGAAAAATATCCTTCGTATGACTGACGAAGAGATAGATCAGATGGAACAAGAGATACAAGACGAGCAAGATGCTGGTAGTATCCATCCAGAAATAGAACCCGCAGGTCAACAAGCAGGTGATCCCGAAGATCCTGATGCCGAAGGTGGTGACGGACCTCCTAACGGAGGGACTGAAAATGGTCCACCCGAGCAAATATAACTTATAAATAACTTAGACGGAGAAGATTATGCCTGAATATAATACTGATGACTTGATTAAGTTTGCCGGAACTGGTAAACCTGCTAAATTTGGAGATGCTTTTGGCCAGATGATGTCTGGTAAGGTAAACAAAGGTGTTGAAGCAATCAGGCAAAAAGTTGCAGCTAAACTAGGTGGTCTTGATTCAACCGGTGAAGTTGGTGACGGTGCTGAAGAAGGTGGTAATAAACATAGTATTCCAGATGACGTTGAGGATACAGAAATGGAATTAACCGCTGATGAGATAGAAGCATTGGAAGCTGACGAACCAGAAGAAGAGACTACTCAAGATGAACAGGAAGATTCAAATGAAGACACTGAAACAAATAATTAAAGAATCAGATTACACAGATCCAAAAGCCCCTGCTGATAAGGCTTTTGTTGATAAGCATGTAGTCCAAAAGACTGACTACCCACATACACCAAAAGGTGGTAGCAATGATGAGGTCTTTGCTGGATCCAAACAAGGTAAAAAGAAAAAGAAACGTGCCGGACATGGTCACGAGCCTGGACAAGACAAAGAAGTTTACGAAAGAACATTAACTAAAGGTGAACAACGTAGAAAAGAAACAATGGTTAGAAGCATGAAAAAGAATGCTGCTGACTTTATTTCTCGCTACGGTAAAGATGCTGAATCAGTGATGCATGCTACTGCTACTAAACAAGCTAAAGCAGAAGAATCAACAATATGGGACTTGGAAGCTAGTGAAAATGAGATTGATGCTCTTAAAGGATTACATGAAACATTAAATGATGCTAACAAAGAAGAATTCGAACAGCAAATCAAGACACCTGAAGGTTTAAAAAAGATGATTGAATTTGCTATAAAACTAGCAGGAGAGTAAGTAAATGGCAGCCGTAGAACTATCAAATCATTTAGCCGTTGGTGGTGGTAAAGTAGTATTACTTTATAAGTCTGGTTCAACTAGCTCAATTAATAAATCATTAGCTAATTTGGCTACTGGTGGTGAGACAGTTTCTGCAGCAGACATTACACGTATATGGTACACTGGTGCTGGTACATTGACAATTAAACGTAATACCACAACAGTGTTTATTAGTGACTCTGAAGCAACATTCGATTGGGATCTTAAAGGCGCTGGTGTTTCACTTAGTGCAAATAATGACCAAGCAATTAATGTAACATTCTCAGATGCTAATAGTACTGCAATATTAGAGATTCAGAAAACATCTAACCACAGCGCAGCTAACGCTTAGGAAAAATCAATGAAACTTATTACAGAACTAAACGAAAAAGTAAACTACATCTTTGAAGAAGATGAAAAAAGTGGTAAGAAAAATTATTTTATTGAAGGTGTGTTTATGCAAGGAGACATTAAGAACCGTAATGGTAGAATGTATCCTGGTCAAGTGTTAGCTAAAGAAGCTAATAGATATAACAAAGAATATATTCAAAAGAATAAGGCATATGGAGAGTTAGGACATCCACAAGGACCTACGATTAATCTCGAAAGAGTATCTCATATGATAAAAGAATTAAAACCTGACGGATCGAACTTTATTGGTCGTGCGAAGGTTTTAGATACGCCATATGGTAACATAGTAAAAAATCTAATTGATGAAGGGGCACAGCTAGGTGTTAGTTCCAGAGGTATGGGAACACTACGCGAGCGTGGAGGAGCCCAAGAAGTGCAATCAGACTTTATGTTATCGACAGCAGCTGACATAGTAGCAGATCCGTCTGCTCCTGACGCATTTGTCAATGGTGTTATGGAAGGTAGAGAATGGGTATACGACGCAGCTTCAAGGAGCTTCAGAAGTATGCAGGTGGTCGACGAAGTAAAATCCGTTGGAACAAAAAGCGCAAGAGAACTTGAGGAAGAGAAGTTCGCAATGTTCGATAAGTTTTTGCGTAGTTTGTAAGTAAAAATTTTTATAAATATACAATAATAGGATAATTATCCATTAAACTAAGTCAAAGGAGTCCGAAAATGGCCGATAAAGAAATCGAACAAGTCGTTGAAGAAGAAGACAACGATTTGCTAGAGGCCAGCAAGACTGAAGATACAGACGAGCAGCTTGATGAGTTCAAAGCTGACAATACTGGCGGCGACGTAATCAAAGGAGCTGAAGTTCCTGAGCCTACTAGTACTGGAAGTAGTTCTCGTGGAGCTGACAAATCAGGTGGAGACACAAGCGCTCCGGCTGATGCTCAGAAAGCATCTGTCAGTAAGGCTAGCCTTATCTCACAAGTCATGGGCAAAATGAATAACATGAGCAAAGAAACTTTGCAGAAGCTAGCTGGTGAAGTTGGTTCTGGACAGTATGGCAAAAATAAATTGCCCGCTTCCAAACCTCAAAGCACTGGTAAAGACGCTACTCCAAAGCTCGACGCTCAAGGTAAAGCACCTCAGCAAGCCGCACCAAAAGTATCTGCTGGTGCAGCTAAAGAAGCTGTTGGTGAAATCTTTGATGGTGAAGAGCTTTCTGAAGAGTTCAAAGGTAAAGCTCAAACTATCGTAGAAGCTGTGATCAATGCTAAGTTGATTGAAGCTCATGCCCATATGCAAGAAGAATTTGATCAAAAGCTCAACGAGGAAAAGGAAACTTTCCGTGCTGAGTTAACAGATCGTGTCGACGAGTATCTCGATTATGTCACTGAAGAGTGGATGAAGCAAAATGAAGTTGCTATCGAGAATGCATTGAAAGTTGACGTTGCTGAGACATTCATTACAGGTATCAAAAATTTGTTCCAGGAAAACTATATCAGTGTTCCTGAAGACAAAGTTGATCTTGTTGATGATTTGACAAAGCAAAAAGAAGAGCTTGAAGGAAAGCTAGACGAGCAAGTCAAGTCAATGATGGAGACTAAGAAAGAATCTGACGAACTAGAGCGGTTTAAAATATTCACAGATGCTTGCAACGGTCTTACAATGACACAAAAAGACAAGCTATCTCAGCTTTCAGAAGGAATAGAATATGAGAGCAATGAAGATTACAAGTCTAAGATAGATTTGTTAAAAGAACATTACTTTAATAAAACAGCCAAGACTGATACAGAGGACCTTAACAGTGATCCTGTAGATGTTGACCAAGATGAGCCGCAAACTACTGGACAAATGGCTGCATATGCTCAAGCAATCTCAAGAAGTGTTCGTAAATAAATATAAACTAAAGACCCAAGGAGGGAGTCCAAAATGCAATTAAATGAAGAGCTAGTCAAAAAGTGGCAGCCTATTCTTGAGCACGGGGATCTACCAGAAATTAGTGATCCACACCGCCGCCAAGTTACAGCCTGCGTACTTGAAAATACTGAAACTGCTCTAAAAGAGCAGGCTTCATTTGCTCCTCAGAGTCTACTTGAGGCAGCCCCAGCTAACGCTATGGGTGCTTCTTCTAGTACAGCTTCTGATGGTGCAGTCGATATCTACGATCCAGTTTTAATCAGTCTGGTTCGAAGAGCTATGCCAAACCTAGTAGCTTATGACATCATGGGCGTACAACCAATGACAGGTCCTACCGGACTTATCTTTGCAATGCGTTCACGTTACAGCACACAGTCTGGCACTGAAACATTCTATAACGAAGTTAACACAGCATTTAGTGTTGACAAAGACGACCATGCCAATAGTGCTATTGGTGATGCAGCACAGAATCTAGGTGATTCTCCAGCTGATGGTTATCTAAACTCAACTAAATCTAACCTAGAGTTGTACAACTTTATGTCTGGTATGACCACAACACAAGCTGAGCGCTTGGGTGATGGTTCTGCTAACGCTATTCCAGAAATGGCATTCAGCATTGAAAAAATTGCTGTGACAGCATTGTCACGTGCATTGAAAGCTGAGTACACAATGGAATTGGCACAAGACCTTAAAGCAATTCATGGCTTAGATGCTGAAACTGAATTAGCTAACATCCTTTCAACTGAAATTTTAGCTGAAATCAACAGGGAACTTGTTCGTACTGTTGGTACTATTGCTAAAGTTGGAGCACAGGAAGGAACAACTACTGCTGGTAAATTCGATCTTGACACCGACTCAAACGGTCGTTGGATGGTTGAAAAATTCAAAGGCTTGATGTTTGCAATCGAAAGAGAAGCAAATGCGATCGCCAGAGGAACAAGGCGTGGTAAAGGTAACATTGTGATTTGTCGTTCAGACGTAGCGTCTGCGCTTCAAATGGCAGGTGTCCTTGACTACACTCCAGCGCTTAACTCAAACAATCTAGCTGTAGATGATACAGGTAGCACCTTTGCAGGGGTACTTAATGGCCGTACCAGAGTATATGTTGATCCGTATGCAGGAGACAACTATATGACTGTTGGCTATAAAGGCTCTAGCGCATTTGATGCTGGCTTGTTCTACTGCCCATACGTGCCGCTACAGATGGTACGTGCAGTTGGAGAGAATACTTTCCAACCAAAAATCGGATTCAAAACTCGTTACGGCGTAGTAGAAAATCCATTTGCACGTGGAACCACAGCTCTAGCAGCTACTGGTGCACTAGCAGCAGACTCAAATGAGTACTACAGAAAAGTAGTTGTTAACAACCTAATGTAAGATTAGGAAGTTAGTACACTTTCAAAGGGGGGCTTCTGCCCCCCTTTTTTTATATAAATAGTACATAATAACAATAGGATGTATTATGGCAGTATTACAAGACCAACCAACTAACCCTCAGTTCTTATCACCTGTAGGATTTAATTTTAATATTAGGAAACTACCTAACACAAATTACTTTGTACAGGCAGCAAACTTACCTGGTGTACAATTAGGTGAGACTCCATTAGCTACACCCTTCCATCAGATACCTACACCTGGTGATCGTGTAACATATGGTGAACTTGCTATTACATTTAAAGTAGATGAGAACATGGAAAACTATATTGAACTATACAATTGGTTACAGTACCTAGGTTTTCCACAGGGGTTTCATCAATCAAAAGAAATATATGAAAGTGATGGGTTAAAAGGATTAACTGGTTTAAGAAATGTACAAAGAACAGAAAGATCCCTAGGAGAGGGTGGTACAAGTGATGCGACCCTAACTGTATTAAACTCAGCTTCTAATCCTAATCTCAGTATTGTTTTTGAAGATTGTTTCCCAACATCAATATCAGACATAGGGCTTGATACTAGAGCTACTGATGTAGATTATGTTGAAGCCCAATGTAGTTTCAGATTCAAACTCTATCAAATTTATAGAATACAAAGTTCTGGAGTTTCTAACACATCAGTGCGAATTGCCGGTTGACCTAGCCAACATTCTGTAGTACATTAACTACTGGAGGTTGCTATGAACATATTTGTATTGGATAGAAATCCTAAGACTGCTGCGTACATGATGTGTGATAAGCATGTCGTTAAGATGATACTAGAATCAGCTCAGATGTTGTCTGCTGTATTAGATCATCAGTATAAGAAAGAATATAGAGGCGGTGATGGATCAGTGATAGAACAGTTTGGCCTACCAGGCTATCCTAAAGCTCATGCTAAACATCCTTGTACATTATGGGCTAGGGCATCTAAACAAAATGCTATGTGGCTAGTAAGACATATGAGAGCTTTATGTTTTGAGTATACTGCTCGTTATGGAAAGTTTCATAAACAAGATGCGTTACCTATGGTATATGAAGCACAGTTAGAACATTGTGAATTTGAACACTCACATCAGACAGAATTTGTACAAGCAATAACTAATACAGATCTTCATAGAGATGATCCTGTAGAAGGATACAGAGAGTACTATAGAAAAGAGAAAGCTCATTTCTGTACTTGGAAACATGGTAATGTACCACAATGGTTTGAAGGATGTTATGCAATTAGATAGTTTATTTGAGTTATGGAAAGTAGACAGTGAAATTGATAGAAGTGAATTAGGTGAAGCATCTACAACAATTCCAAAACTACACTACAAATATTATAAGCTATACTCTCAAGAAAGATTAACCTTGAGAAAGCTAGAGGCTGAATATAAAGTATTGTTCAAAGACAAATGGGAATATTATCAAGGTAATATGTCTGAGGAAGATTTGAAAGAAAGAGAATGGGAACCATTTCCATTGAAAGTATTGAAGACTGACATAGACAAATACATTGATAGTGATACAGATATAGTTAAGCATAATTATAAGATTGAATATCAAAAAGAAAAAATAGACTTTTTAGAAAGTGTTATAAGGTCTATTAATAATAGAGGGTTTCAAATAAAGAATGCAATCGATTGGGAAAAGTTTAAAGTCGGCATATAAAATATGTGAACCAGATTATACAGATGATCATGTTAAAGAGTTAGATGATTTAATGATCAGAGTTAATTTTGGTAAACATGAAAAAGCTGATAGAGGTTCATACCAACATAACTACCATAGAGCATATGGAAAGTTATTAGGTGAGGATAGATATAAAATTAAAAACGTATTAGAGTGTGGCATATGGGTAGGTTTAGGCTTACTTACATGGGCACGATACTTTCCTAATTGTATGGTTGATGGTATTGATAAAGAGTTTCAATGGGAACGTAAAATAAAAAGGTTGTTTGAGTTAGATGGTTCATATAAGCTAAGATTAAATTGGTGTGATACTACTAACTTAGAAATGGTCAGACGTCACTTCAATATAGAAAGATATGCTAAATACTACGATATTATCTTTGATGATGGTAATCACTTTGCAAGTGGTCAAAAGGCAACGTTGATAAATTTATGGGATTATTTAAAACCAGGAGGTTGGTATTTCATAGAAGACATACATGAGAAATTTGAACCATGTGATAAGCTATTAGAGTTTATAGAAGATTTAAGTAGCGAGGGACATGAAGTTGGATGGTTTGAATATCCTAATGATTTAAAAGTTAATTTTGATCCAGATAAATTTGCAGGTAGTATGCACACATCAAACTTAATAGCAATAAGAAAGAAATTTTTAACTAACACAGAGGAGGTATAATGAGTTGTGTTAAACATGCAATGTACGATTCTTTAGAACAAAAATTCGAAGCTGATCGTGCAAAAGCAATAGCTACTTTAGAATTATCATTTAACCATCCTGTAGCGATTGGAGAGCATCCAACACTATTAGATGATATGGCTAAACTGATAGGTGAGGTAGCACAAGCAGAAGAAAACTTAGCGGCACTTAGAGATAATTTTGGTCCGAAGGCAAAAAATTGGGATGAGCCATCTGAAAATCCTGACGCAAGTTGGTTGAAGGATTAATAAATGACTGATTGGTGGTTATATATTTTAGGTATAATTGGTTTTGCAGGATGGATTTATATAATAATAAAAGGTGGTGGTGTACCTACTATATGGTCTGTCTATCAACCAGGTGAGATTAAATGGCCGAAGTGGAAGAGAAAACAGAAAAAGTAGTAGAACAACTAAAGACAATATATGATCCAGAGATACCAATTGATATAGTTGAACTAGGTCTTATATATGATATTACTTTTGAAGAAGACAAGTGTATGATCTTAATGACATTAACAAGTGCGTGGTGTCCTGTTGCTCAAGATATGCCTGTATGGGTTAAAGATGCTGCTATGAAAGTAGAAGGCATTGAGTCTTGTATTGTTGATGTTACATTTGAACCACCATGGGGCCAAGATAAAATATCAGAAGCTGGGCAATTAGAATTAGGTATATTATAATGAAGATAGGTGTGACTGGTTCTTTAGGTGGAATAGGTAAAGCGTTTTGTAAGTTACTTGATGAACGAGGAATAGACTATTGTGAATTGACTGAAGATATTTCAACAGCAGTAGGACAAGAAAGAATTATTGAACAATTAGAAGACGAAGATTGTGATATGTTTTTTAATAATGCAAATGATCATAGTGGTGCTTATCAAAGCCAGATTCAATTATTGTATAAAGCCTGGGACATATTTAAATTTAAAAAAAGTAAAATAATATGTACAAGTTCTTTGAGTCCCGACGTAGAAAAATTACAAGATGAAATCCCTCCAATGGATAAAGGAACAGGAACACTTGGTTATGATACTTATAAACATGGTTTAGACTATGCTTGCAAACAATTGAATACTTTTTCTTATATGAGTCTTGATTATAAATGTAAGGTGATAAACATTAGACCAGGTTTAGTAGACACCGACTCTACTAGTGATGAAAATTATAAATTTTATCCTTTACCCAAAAGACCACACGCCCATAAAATGGATCCTAACTATCTTGCTGGTGTTATATTATGGACGATAGAACAACCAGAACACATTATGTCAATAACAATTGCGGATGATCAACTTGCTAACAGTCAGTAAATTAGATGATGTATATTTAAAAGTAGATTGTGATCCTGGTACAAGTCAGGAGCTGAGTGACTACTTTACTTTCACTGTTCCAGGTGCGAGGTTCATGCCTCAGGTTCAAAATAGATTTTGGGATGGTAAGATTCGTTTGTATAACCAAATGACTAAACAAATATATTTTGGTTTATATCCTAAGATAGAAGAGTTTTGTAAACAAAGAGATTACAAACTAAACATTGAAGAAGATAGATCATTTTATCAAACTGAGTTTGCTCTAAAAGAAGTAGATGATCTTGCTAAGAGTATAAGATTGCCTAAAAAATATACACCAAGAGATTACCAAAAGAAAGCTATTGCTCATGCAATAAGAAACAAAAGATGTCTTCTTCTGTCTCCCACAGCATCTGGTAAATCACTTATCATTTACATGCTTAGTAGATGGTATCCAGCAAACAAACTTATTATTGTTCCTACTACAGCATTGGTTCATCAGATGGCTTCAGACTTTGAAGACTATGGTTATGAAGATAAAGTACATAAGATAACTGCTGGTGAAGATAAAGATTCGTTTAGTGAAATTACAGTTACTACATGGCAGTCAGTATATAAGATGCCAAAGAAATGGTTTCAAAAATTTGGTGTTGTAATAGGAGATGAAGCTCATCTTTTCAAAGCTAAGTCTTTGGTAAATATTATGACAAAGCTAACACAATGTCCATGGAGATTTGGTTTTACTGGAACATTAGATGGTACATTAACACATAAGTTAGTATTAGAAGGATTGTTTGGTCCTGTTGAAAAAGTAACAACAACAGCAGACCTTATTAAAAGCGAACATTTATCTAAGTTTAAGATAAATATTATTACACTAAAGTATTCTGAACAAACACGTAGCCAATTAAGACGTGCAAAGTATCAAGATGAAATTGATTTCCTAGTTAGAAGTGATGCACGTAATAGGTTCATTCGTAATTTATGTATGAGCTTAGAAGGTAACACATTAGCATTATTTAATTTTGTTGACAAGCATGGTAAAGTATTATACAATATGATGCAAGATGCTAAGAGGCCCGTGTTCTTTGTCCATGGAGGAGTGAAGGGAGAAGATAGAGACGAGATAAGGCAAATTGTTGAAAAGCAAAAGAACTCAATTATTGTGGCATCATACGGTACTTTCAGTACTGGTGTTAACATTCGCAATTTGCATAATATCGTGTTCGCCAGTCCAAGTAAGTCAAGAGTGCGAAATCTACAGTCAATTGGACGGGGACTTCGAACAGCAGACGGTAAAGATGAAGCTCGTTTGTTCGACTTGGTAGATGATTTAAGATATAAAAGTTGGAAGAATTATTCTATAGAACATTTTGGAGAAAGATTAAAAGTTTATAATGAAGAAGAGTTTCCGTATAAGATATACAAGGTAGACCTTAAGGAGTAAAAATGCAGTACGCAGTTTTCAAATTAATGAACGGTGATGAGATCATAGCTAAGGTTATAGATCAAAATAAAGAAACAATTAAGCTATATCATCCTGTACAAATTCATAGACATATGTCACCTATCGGACATGAAATGATTCGCTGCTCGTATTGGATGTTGTTTAATAAAAGTCCTGAGGTTATAATAGAGAGACAAAATATAATAACACACGCTGAAGACGTTAATAATAATGTGATAAAACATTATGAGTTTTTTTTGAAGCATGCAGACCATCAAGAATTAGATCACGATATGGGTGACATTGTTGAGGCTGCTGAACAGGAGTATAAAAGAAGAATGAAAAAATATGATGAGATAGAAGCAAAAGTAGATGAAGTAGATTTATTAACAACACCAGCTAACACTACTATTCATTAACCATGGCACATTATGTAGACAATAAACTACTCTACCAGGTTATGGTTCAGTACAAACAAGCAGTGAAAGAAGCAGAGGAGACAGATGATCCACCTCCAGTAGTACCCGATCTAGTTGGAGCAGCATTACTTAAAATAGCAAATAGATTATCAACTAAACCTAACTTTATAAACTATACGTTTAGAGAAGAAATGGTTAGTGATGGTATAGAAAATTGTATAAATTATATCAACAATTTTGATCCAGAAAAATCTAAAAACCCATTTGCATATTTCACACAGATAATTTATTATGCATTCTTACGAAGGATTCAAAAAGAGAAGAAGCAACTATACATTAAACACAAAGCAATTGAAAACTTTCAAGCGTTTGATGAATTTGTAGATCCTATAGATGGTTCTCGTATAATGGCTGACCCCCATCAATATGAACCAACAGAATACATGAAAGACTTTGTTGCAAGTTTTGAAGCAAAGGAAAAACAATCTAGTAAGAAAAAAGAAGCCCCGCCTAGAGGAGTGGAGAATTTTTATAAGGAGAAATAAAAGTGAAGGTCGCATTAGTAACCGATTTACATTTTGGTGCTCGTAATGATAATTTAAAAGTGGCAGCACACCAAAAGAAATTTTATGATGAAGTATTTTTTCCATATCTAAAAGAACATAACATTAAAGAAGTTATTGATCTTGGAGACACCTTTGATCGAAGAAGGTATATTTCATTCACATCATTAAAAGCTGCAAAGGCTATGTTCTTTGATCCATTAGCCGAGAACGGAATCAAGACACATATGATTGTAGGTAACCATGATGCAGTCTATAAAAATACAATTGAGTTGAATTCCATATATTTGTTATTGCAAGAGTATTATAATGTAATTGAATATGAAAAACCTACTGATGTACAAATAGGTGGTTGTGATATTCTTATGTTACCTTGGATATGTCTTGGTAACTATCAAGAGACTATGGATAAAATAAACAATACAAAATCTCAAATTGTTATGTCACATCTTGAGTTAAAGGGGTTTGAATTTATGAGAGGTCATATCATGCATGATGGTATGGACCACAAAGTATTTGATAAGTTTGATATGGTATGTTCAGGACACTATCATCATAAATCAACAGAAGGTAATATAAATTACTTAGGTACACCATATGAATTGACATGGATGGATTATGAAGATCCGAAAGGATTTCATGTTTTTGATACGGAAACAAGAGAGTTGACTAGAGTACTAAACCCATATAAGATGTTTCATAAGTTATGGTATGATGACCAGAATATGGACTTTGATGACATAGCTAAAATAGATTTCGATCAGTATAAAGATTCGTTTATAAAAGTAATCATTAAGAACAAAACCAATCCTTATATGTTTGATAGTTATATTGAACGACTAGAAAAAAATGAATTGATCAACTTACAGATTGTTGAAGATCATTTGAATCTAGATTTAGAAGACACAGATGATATTATTAACGAGGCTGAGGACACTGTTACTATATTAGACAAATATGTAGATGGTTTGGAAATTAGTGCAGACAAAGACAAAGTTAAGACGTTGATGAGAGAATTATATAATGAGGCTTTATCTATAGCATGATTAATTTTAATAAGATTAGATGGAAAAATTTTCTATCGTATGGTAACCATTGGACAGAAGTAAATTTAAATCAGAATAAATCAACATTGGTTATTGGAGAGAATGGAGCTGGCAAGTCGACTGTTCTTGATGCGCTTACATTTGTTTTATATAACAAACCATTCAGAAAAGTAACAGTACAGCAATTGATCAATTCGATTAATGATAATCATATGGAAGTTGAAGTTGAGTTTAATATTGGTAAAAATAACTACAAAGTAGTTAGAGGTCAAAAGCCTAGAAAGTTTGAAGTATATTCAAACGGTGAGATGTTAAACCAAGAAGCTCATGCAAAAGATTATCAAGAAGTATTAGAAAAAAATATATTGAAACTTAATCATAAAAGTTTTTGTCAGGTTGTGGTATTGGGTAGCTCTTCTTTTATTCCTTTCATGCAGCTACCCAACAACCATAGAAAAGAAGTTATTGAGGACCTACTTGACATAGGTATATTTTCTATTATGAGTACTCTGTTAAAAGATAAAGCAAGTTCTAATAGAAGATTGTTAGGTGAAGTAAGTGCTAGCATTACATTGCTTGATGCACAAATAGATATGCAAAAAGAATATATTGAAAAGATGGTTCAGAAGAAAGATGAATTGATTCAAGAAAAAGAAGAAGCAATTGAAAAGCTAACTAATACAAATGGTCTTTTGGATTTGAACTTAGCTGATGAAGAAGAAAAGTTATTTAAGTTACGTAAAGAAGTACGAGATGAAGAAAAGATAAGAAAGAAATTAAATCAATTACATAACTTAGATGAAAAGATTGGTGAGAAGGTTAAACGATTAAGAAAAGAGATTGAGTTCTTTCATTCACATGATGATTGTCCAACTTGTAATCAAACAATTGACGAAGAGTTTAAACAACATTCGATATCAAGTAAAGAAGATACTATCAATGAATGTAATGAAGGGTTTGATAAATTAGAAACTGAGATAACAGAGACTCAAGACAGTGTTAATCATATTGTAGAAGTATGGAAAGATATTGATAAAGTAAATCAATTAATTAACAATCTTAAATCAGAGATCAATGCTAACCAATCTGTTATAGATTCATTACAAAATGATATCAATAGAGCTGGAGAAGAAAATATTGATGAGGAAAGAAAAAAGATTACTGATCTGAATAAAAGAAAGGGCAGTGAAGAAGAAGAGAAGAAAACATTATCAGATACACAAGAGGTATTTAATATTGCTACAACATTATTAAAAGATACAGGAATAAAATCTAGAATTATTAAACAATATGTTCCAGTAATGAACAAGTTAATTAATAAGTACTTAGCAGCAATGGATTTCTTTGTACAGTTTGAGTTAGATGAAAACTTTAACGAAGTAATTAAGTCTAGGTTTAGAGATGAATTTACTTATGCATCTTTTAGTGAAGGTGAGAAGATGAGAATTGATCTTTCATTATTGTTTACTTGGAGAGCAATTGCTAAGTTGAAGAATAGTGCAAGCACAAACTTATTAATTATGGATGAAGTATTTGATAGTAGTTTAGATGTTAGTGGTACAGATGAGTTCTTAAAAATAATAAATGACTTGACTTTAGATACAAATGTGTTTATAATAAGTCATAAAACAGATCAACTAGTAGATAAATTCACTAACGTAATACGATTTGAGAAACATCAAAACTTTAGCAGGATGGTAGCATGAGAAAATTTCATTTTACAGACGGAAAGATAAACGCAACAGTCGAAGCACTTGGTTATAAAAGAGCTGTTAAAGACTTTCAAAGTACACCAGAAGGTAAGGGACTAAAAGAAGTAACTGTTACATGGACAACTAAAAGAGGTAAAGAAGTGGTAGATGTTCAACCACTACCAATGAAGACCAGAGGTAGATGGTAATGAGTAAACCAGACTACAAAAAGATAGGTGAGCAACTTAAAGATGTAATGAAGGTTGCAGATCAAGGTCTTGAAGCTAGTGGATTTGAAATAGAAGACACAGATATAAAACTCAAGATGAATGATGATTATTTGTGGGATGAGGTTCCACAATTTGATTTTGCTAATCCTCCTGTAGATCCAGAGAAACTTTCTATGGCTATGGTATCATATATGAGAGACCAGGGTGGTATTGGTTTAGCTGCTAATCAAGTTGGATATAATTTTAAAATGTTTGTTACAGAGGGTGAACCAGCCTTTGCTGTATTCAATCCAACAATTACATTTAGTAGTCCTAATCAAGTTATGTTAGATGAAGGATGTTTATCTTTTCCTGATTTGTTATTGAAAATAAAACGTCCAGCATCTATTCGTGTAAGGTTCCAGGACCCATATGGTAATTGGATAACAAAACAATTTGCTGGTATGTCAGCAAGAGTGTTTCAACATGAGTATGATCATTTATTTGGTGTTGACTTCACTGACAAAGTAAGTAAACTAAAATTAGATATGGCTAAAAAGAAATTAGCAAAGAGGACAAAAGTTGGCTAAGCAATATATATACAGTGAAATATTTCACTCTGCTCAAGGTGAAGGATTGTACACAGGTACACCAGGACCTTGGCTAAGATACTTTATGTGTAACCTACAGTGTAATGGTTTTGGTCAAGAAGACCCGACTAATCCGGATACATATATATTACCATACAAAGATTTAGATACATCTAAGTATAAGACTTTAGAAGAACTTCCTGTATTCGAATACGGATGCGATAGTAGTTATTCGTGGTCTGCTATCTATAAAAAGTTTCAACATAAGGGAACACCTAGAGAGATTACAGATAGAATATACGATAGTATGAAGAATGAACATAACCCTGAAGGTAAGTTTATTCATCCAGGTAATGGTGCTTATTGGCAACACTTACATATTACAGGAGGCGAACCATTGATGCCTCATGCACAAGAGTGTACTACACAAGTTATACAATGTATGATGAATGATACTAATGTACCAGCTAGTATAACATTTGAAACTAATGGTACACAAGAACTGACAGCTGACTTTATAGACCAAGTACAAAGATATGGATGTCCTATACATTGGTCTATATCACCTAAGCTATGGAATGTAGCTGGTGAAGATTCAGACAAAGCATTCAAGCCAGCAAACATACAACACTATCAAGAGGTTTCTCCACATGGTATGTTAAAGTTCGTTTGTAATGGAACAAAAGAAGCATGGGAAGAAATAGAAGAGAAGGTTGGAATACTAAGAGGTTTGAATGTACATTTTCCTGTTTCTATAATGCCTGTAGGTGCAACAGTAGAAGGACAGAAACTAGTGGATGGTCACGTGGCCACGGAAGCTGTAGCAAGAGGTTATCACATTTCAGCTAGAGTCCACACATACTTATGGGGGAATACAATAGGTGTTTAAACAACTATATCAATTAAATGTTTTTCGTTCACACATAGAAGGTCTTGATAATAAACATTTAGCTAAAATTAGTATAGAGTCAGCTGATCAAAAAATTGATTCACAAGCATCGGCAACTGGTTATGAAGACTCTCCAATCAATGCAGACGATGAACAAATATTAAGACTACGTAAAACAGTTAAGAAAATTATGCACGAGCACATAGATCAAAGATTAGAAGAAGGAGAAATATGGGCTCATGTTTTAAGGTCTGGTGAAACAACAATGATACACAGTCACAGAAGTAAAAGTGATTGGGCATTCTTAGGTGTGTCATGGGTTTATTATGTATACAATCCACCTACTAAGAATAGTGGAGGTAAGATTGTTTTCCAGACACAAATAGGAGGTACAAAAACAATCAATGCAGATTTTGATCCTAAGCATGGTGACCTAATTATCTTTCCATCATGGCTACCTCATTTCACAACACGAAATGCTTCTCCTGAGGTACGCATATCCATCTCTGGTAATTATAGAGTTCGAAGAGAAAACGAACACAGATATAATGACATTGCAAATGATAAGAAATCTGGCATTCATAAACTAACGGGATTTTATTAATATGAAATATATTTCAACAAAAACATATAAACACTTAGGACCGGTAGCTTATAGACAATGGAGGGCTGACTCCCACTGCAACCTTATCCATGGCTATGCTTTATCGTTCCACTTTGAATTTGAAGCCGATACTTTAGATGCTCGTAATTGGGTTATGGACTTTGGTGGTCTAAGACCTTTGAAACAGAATCTTGAGGATTGGTTTGATCATACACTATTAGTAGCAGATGATGATCCTAACCGTAATGATCTACTAGCTCTTGGTGAGTTGGGTCTTGCTAAGATAACACAAGTTGAGAAGACTGGTTGTGAAGGTCTTGCTACATGGTTGTATGAATATATCAATACAATATTCTTACCACAATATGGTAAAGAAGAAGCAGCACGTATTTGGTGTTGTAAAGTAGAAGTTAGAGAAACTGACAGTAACATGGCTATGAAGGTGGGACATAGAGAAGATGGAGAATTCAACGACTAGTAAGTATTATTATACTTACGATCAATTTACTAAAGGCATAAAGTCAATTGTTGAGTGGTTACAACCTCAACGAGAAGGTTATACAAAGTATGGAGAAGACCCCTGGGAACCTGATCTAATTGTATCAATTAACAGAGGTGGGCTGGTAGCTGGTGTGTATATATCACACGCTTTAAATGTACCTCATTTTCCTATACATTATCAAACTCGAGATGGTAGGACATCTAGTGGTCACCATAGAGAGGGTTGGTACATACCTGGAAAACCTCAGAACTTTGACTATGATGCAAAGATATTATTAATAGATGATATCAATGACTCTGGTAAAACATTTTCAGAGGTAACAGATATCTGGAACCAAAATAACTTAGGGGATGTACCTTTTTCAAAAAGAATAAAAACAGCCTCTCTTGTGGAAAGAAAAGGATCAAAATTTAGTGTTGACTTCAGTCCGCTGATGTTGGATGTTAAAGATTGGGTAGTCTTTCCATGGGAAAGTAGTAACGTATAGGAGAAACGATTTGGCACTTACAAAATCAAAAACTGATAGTGTACTAGGTTGGGAAGTACATGATCATTTAAATTCCATAGGTATTGAAACACCTATGACACCCAACGCGACTGATATGTTAGAAAAGCAAAAGTTATCTTTGATAGAAGATCATTTTGAAAAGATAATGGAGATATTAGGTTTGGATTTAATGGATGATTCTATGCAAGATACTCCTAAGCGTATGGCTAAGATGTATCTTCAAGAATTGTTTTGGGGATTAGATTATCATAACTTCCCTAAGTGTACAGCTATAAAAAATAAATTAGCTAAAGTAAATACATTTAACTCTTTTGTATTGGAAAAAGGTATTACAGTTAACTCAGTATGTGAGCATCACTTTGTTCCTATCTATGGTAGAGCTACTGTAGCTTATGTTCCTGGGGCTAAAGTTTTAGGACTATCTAAATTAAATAGAATTGTAGAATATTTTTGTAGAAGACCTCAAGTACAAGAAAGATTAACTGAACAGATTAAAGCTGCATTAGCATATGTTGTTGAGTCACCAGACGTGGCTGTATATTTAGATGCAGAACATTTCTGTGTTAAGACTAGAGGTGTACAAGATGAGAATAGTTCTACAGTTACTTTATCTGTAGGTGGTATATTCGCAGAAGAGAAATCTGATATTAGAAGAGAGTTTTTAAACCTAGCAAGGATGCCTACTTAAAATGAGCGACGTAGATTATGCAGAACAGATCTCAGATCTGGTTGGTGAACAAACATACGACTTAACTAATAAAAAAATATTTGTTACGTTTCAGAAAGAAGGTATACATAAGTATCCTAATGCACCAGATGGTGTAGAGTTCTTACAATACCCTCATAGACATATGTTTCACTTTAGGGTAGAGATAGATGTTTTTCATAATGATAGAGATATTGAGTTTATATTATTTAAGAGAGAGTTGGAAAACTTATACTCAGATGGAACACTTGAGCTCGACTATAAGTCATGTGAGATGATGGCTGATGATTTGGCTGATTATATCTATGAAAAATACCCACACCGTGACTTTGTGATAACGGTTAGTGAAGATGGAGAGAACGGTGCCATTTGTCATTATCCAAAAAATTCTAATGGAGTACATTAATGGCATATCAAGAAGGAATTAGATTCTGTCACATTACCCCAACACCATTCTTAGAAAAGTTTGTACCTAAGTATAACACTCAGTTAGTGTTAGCACATTTAATTGAAGAAGATGAAAGGTATGCAACTTTCTATAGAAAATATAATGGTGTAAAGATTATGGATAATTCTGCTTTCGAAATGTATAAGCAGGGTAAACCAATGTATGCACCTAATAGATTAATTGCTATGGGTCAAAAAGTTAATGCTGACTATATTGTAATGTCAGATTATCCTGACGACGATCCTTCTACAACTATTAAAGCTGCAGAAGACCAAGCACCTACATTTAAGAAGGAAGGCTTTGGTACATTCTTCTGTCCTCAATCTAAGATAGGAGATCTCGAAGGTCTTATATCTGCTTTTGCTTGGGCAGCCAACAGTTCATTAGTAGATTATATTGGGTTTAGTATTTTAAATATTCCGAATGCGTATGGAGTAGAACAAGATAATAAATTACAAAGATACCTTTCAAGATTAAAGTTCACTATAGAGTTAGATAAGAGAGGTGTACTTTCTCAAATTGTAAATAATGGTAAGAAGATTCACTTTTTAGGAATGGTAGATGGACCGAACGAAATTGAACTTATGGCATTTAATGGTTATGATGATTGTATTGATACTTGGGATAGTAGCGCTGCTGTGTGGTATGGTCTTAACGGGATCAAGTTTGATAATAGCCCTACTGGTGCAGTCAATGGTAAATTTGAAAAAGAAGTTGACTTCAATCATGCAGAAGGTGATACTCAGAGTGTAGAATACAATTTAGCTTATATTGATAAATTATGTGGAGGTGAAAGTGCTAAAGAATATAGGATCGACAACGAACATTAATAACATTGATGATTCATGTATACAACCCAACGCTGTTGATTTAAAGATTAATAGAGTATGGGAGATAACTAATGATGATTTCTATCTTGGTATAGATGAAAAGCGTCACAGAAAAGGTAGGGAGATAGATCCTGAGCTTGGTGAGTTTCATTTGAAGTGGGGTAAGTCTTATCAATTTGAAACAGATCATTTTGTTATAATACCAGAAGGTCATGCTGGCTGGTTGATTGCTAGATCAACATTAAATCGTAATGGTATCTTCATTACATCAGGTTTATATGATAGTGGTTTTCAAAACTACGTTGGTGGTGTAATGCATATCAATGGTGGTGATGCAAGAATACAAAAAGGAGCTCGAGTTGCTCAGTTCATATATGTAGAAGCTGAAACTGTAAGCATGTATGATGGTGACTACAATGCGGTTTAATGAAGAAAAGTTTCTACGAGAAGTAGAAAGATATATCGAAGGAACTTACAATCAACATTATGTTGGTAAGAAAGAAATACAAACAATTGATGTATGGGACTCATTAGGTAATATTGATAGCACGTTACGTGATACTGCTATTAAGTATTTGATGAGGTATGGAAAAAAAGGTGGCTATAATAGAAAAGATTTATTAAAGGCTGTTCATTATATTGTGCTGTTAGCACACTTTACTAATTATGGAGGACGTGGAGAAGATAATGGAAATTAGAATTGAGATAGATGAATTAAAAAAGAGAAAGCTATTCGTAGCTACTCCAATGTATGGTGGACAGTGTCATGGTATGTATACAAGAAGTACTAATGACTTAGCTGCATTGTGTATGCATTATGGAATAGAAGTAAAGTTTTATTATTTGTTTAATGAGAGTTTGATTACAAGAGCTCGTAACTATTGTTGTGATGAGTTTATGAGAAGTGATGCTACTCATATGATATTTATTGATAGTGATATTGGTTTTGATGCAAGAGATGTTATCTCTATGATGGCATTAATGAATCACGAAGAAGAACCACAGAAGTATGATATACTTTGTGCACCTTATCCTAAGAAATGTATTGCTTGGGAGAAGATTGTAGCTGCCGTTAATCAAGGGAAAGCAGATGAAGATCCTCAGAACTTAGATAGATATGTTGGTGACTTTGTATTTAATCCTGTACCAGGTGTAGATAGAATTGAACTATCTGAACCAGCAGAAGTGTTGGAAGGTGGAACTGGATTTATGATGTTTACTAAAAAAGTTCTACAGAAGTATAAAGATGCTTATTGGGAAGATACAGAACATAGTCCTGGTGGGTTTAGATATAAACCTGATCATGTAAGAACTAAAGAGTTTGATGGTAGTAGAGAAATTATGATGTACTTCCAAGCATTAATTGATCCTGTATCAAGACGTTATCTATCTGAAGATTATATGTTCTGTCAGTGGGCTCGTAAGATTGGTCTGAAGATATGGTTGTGTCCTTGGATGCAAACACAGCATGTTGGTACTCATGTGTTTGGTGGATCGTTAACCGATCTAGCTCAGATACAAGCAAGTGCTACAGCTGATCAAAGTAAGGTAGGTAATAGATCTGGAGTCAAAGGAGATCATATTCCTGGGCCATTAGAAAGTACTAAGGCAACAATGAAAGATTCAGGTGCTGTTCCTAATAGAGCAACAGGATCATTTGAAGATGATACAGCTAAGAAGTTAGCTGCAAAGAAGAAAGCGAAACGTAATGCAAATAAGTAGTAGAACAATATCAATCCTAAAAAACTTTGCATTGATTAATCCATCAATAGCATTTGAACCAGGTAATGAATTACAGACAGTTGCACCATCTAAGGCTTTGATGGGCAAGGCAACTATTGATGAACAGTTTCCTACTACAGGAGCTATCTATGACTTGAGTAGGTTTCTTGGTGTAGTAAGTTTATTTGAGAAACCTGAGTTTGAATTTACTGAGACACAGGTAGTAGTTAAAGGTCCAAGAACTTCTGTTAATTATACATTTGCAGATCCATCTATGATACTAACACCACCTAAGGATAAACAGATAACTGTGGACAATCCTGATGTTGATATTAATATACCTGGTAATAAGATACAAGCTGTATTGAAGGCAGCTGCAGTTTTAAGTTTACCAGAGATAGCTATTATGTGTGATGGTGCGAATGTTTACCTACAAGCATTAGATAGTAAGAATCCATCTAGTGATGACTATAAAGAAGAGATTATGGATTGGACAAATGAACATCAATTTAACTTTGTATTCAAGACAGAGAATTTTAAAATGATGCCATCTGATTATAATGTGAAAATAACTAGCAAAGGTATTGCTCAGTTTACAGCAAATGATAAGTTAACATATTGGGTAGCGGTAGAAGCTAATTCAAAATACGAGTAGATTATGCAAGACGAATTTTTATGGGTAGAGAAATGGAGACCTAAGAAGGTTGAAGATGCTATCCTTCCTAAAGAACTTTATACTACATTTCAAAAATTTGTAGACAATAAAAGCATTCCGAATTTGATTCTCGCGGGTGGTCCTGGTGTAGGTAAGACTACAATTGCTAGAGCTATGCTTGATCAATTAGATTGTGATTATATTATAATCAACGGTAGTCTGTCAGGTAATATTGATACATTAAGAAATGATATAATGCAGTTTGCATCTTCTGTTAGTTTGTCTGGTGGAAGAAAGTATGTAATATTAGATGAGGCAGACTATCTAAATCCTAATAGTACACAGCCAGCTCTTAGAAACTTTATGGAAGAGTATAGTAAGAACTGTGGTTTTATTCTTACTTGTAATTTTAAAAATAGAATTATACAACCATTACATTCTCGTTGTAGTGTAATTGACTTTAAGATTAATGGTGATGCTCCAAAGCTAGCTCATAAGTTTATGACTAGAGTAGAGAGTATATTAAAAGAAGAACAAGTACCATATGATAAGAATACATTAGTAGAACTTATAACAAAATACTTTCCAGATTATAGAAGAATACTAAATGAGTTACAAAGGTACAGTGTATCAGGTAAGATTGATAGTGGTATACTTACTAATTTAACAGATGAGAATTTTAAGAATCTTATTAAGTGTTTGAAAGATAAGAACTTTACAGATATGAGAAAATGGGTTGCTACAAATTTAGATAATGAACCTGTTGTATTATTCAGAACAATATATGATAATGCCTCATTTGTAATGGAGAAGAGTTCTATACCTCAATTGGTTTTGACATTGGCAGACTATCAATACAAAAGTGCTTTTGTAGCTGACCAAGAAATTAATATGGTAGCATGTTTAACTCAACTAATGGCAGAATGTGAATGGACATGATCAAACGCATTCACGTTAACATGCACCACATTAGACATAATAATAAACACGAGGATAAGAAACCAGTAATTACAGTTAAGACTAGTAAAAGTAATACCTATGGTAACGAAGTTCAAATACATGGACCAAGTAAGGTAATTTATAGTCCAGACAAGCCACTATCTTGTGGTGCTAAAGTTTGGATAGAGACTAAAAGTGAGGTTGGAATAGATGGGAAAATTATATAGTTTCTTTCCAACACCAGTTGGTGTAGAATATTATGGAGATACTGATATTAATAAAGAAATATTAAGAGATGTAAAAACAATTACAGAAAATGAAGAACCAGAAAAGAGAACTGGTGTCGGACACTTTCAAAGTGTACCTCGAGGTAGACATGATCCCACTTACCCTAGTTTTGATAAACTAGCAGAGCTTCTTCGTCCAGCAGTACTTACTTTTATGGCGCAATCTGGTTATCGTGAAGATTGTTTAGTTAATTATGACCTCACTAATATTTGGATTAACTATAATACTAATCCTGAGGGTTACCACATGCCACATATACATGAGAATGCAGATTGGACAGGAATATATTATCCTAGTGGTGACGGGGATTTTGAAATTACAGCTACCAATCATCCAGAACCAGGTTCTTTAGTCATGCATGATCCAAGTGGTTTTGTAAAACAATTGGTTAATGGTGGTGATAGAGTTGACTTGCATCCATATTATGGTTTACCACTTACACTTCAACCCAAAGCGGGGTTGATGATCTGTTTTCCACCATGGGTAGCACACAGTGTTACACCAAAAGGTAAAGGTGGCCCAAGGCTGAGTTTATCATTTGATGTTGTTGATATGAAATATGGACGCGGATGGTATGGAAGAGAATAATGAAACCATTTGACTATGTAAACTCTATTAATTTTACTAAGAAAAATCTTATGAGAAACTCTGATAATGATGAGTTAGCTGAGTCAGGTTATGTTCCATACATAACAAATAAATCATTGTCATACTTTACAGATACTGTATTTTATAGCAATGAAATCAATCAGTTTCACCATGCAGACAACAAACTCCAATATGAATATCTCCTAAATAGCATCAGACCTAAGAAAAGATTTGCGAAATGGGTTAAGACTATGGATAGTGATGATTTGGAGATTGTTAAATTATACTTCAACTACTCAACACAAAAAGCAATACAAGCTCTAAACATCTTATCCCCCAGGCAGCTAAAAGAAATAACTAATAAAGTTACTAGGGGAAGAAAAGATGAGCACAATTGATACAATGGTTGAGGTCACCCTCAAAGAAGAAGAAGATTTTCTAAAGGTAAGAGAAACACTTACCCGTATCGGTGTTGCGTCCCGCAAAGATAAAACTCTTTATCAGAGTTGTCACATACTTCACAAGCAAGGGAAATATTATATTGTACATTTCAAAGAACTGTTTGCTTTAGATGGTAAGCCAACAGACTTTACTGACGAAGATAAAGGACGAAGAAATACAATAACAAATCTGTTGACTGAGTGGGGGCTAGTTAGTATAGTAGATACTAATTCGACAGCGGAGCCAATTGCACCACTGAGTCAAGTA